GCACTTGACACAGGCAGAAATGCTCATGAAGTTCTTAGAACTTTGCAAGGCATTAAAGCAGGTGGATTAACAGGGTGTGAATGGACACCTGGGGATGAACTATTAGGATGATTTTATTTACAGCAGATTGGCATATTAAGTTGGGACAGAAAAATGTACCTGTAGCGTGGGCTTGCTCTCGCTATGAGTTATTCTTTCAACAAGTACAGGAAGCTATAGATGAACATAACGTGAATCTTCACATCATTGGAGGGGACTTGTTTGACCGAGTCCCTTCAATGGACGAGCTTACTTTATATTTTGACTTTGTAAAAAGACAAAAAGTAAGAACAATTATCTATGATGGCAACCATGAAGCCACTAGAAAAAATAAGACTTTCTTTGATAATTTAAAGAAAGTAACAAATCAACTTAACCCACATGTTCAAGTTATTACAGATACATACTATGAAGATGATTGGGCAATCTTACCTTATGCAGATTTGCATAAAAAGAAAAGTATAGAAACGATAGATGCAGATTACTTATTTACTCACGTAAGGGGCGAGATACCTCCTCACGTTATGCCTGAAGTAGATTTAGAAAGATTTGATAAGTACAAAACGGTTTTTGCAGGAGACTTACATGCTCACGAGAATACTCAAAGAAATATTGTGTACCCTGGAAGCCCTATGACTACATCATTTCATAGAAATATAGTAAAAACAGGGTACTTAGTTATAGATACTAATACCCATCATTTTGATGAAGACTGGTGCTGGACATGGCATGAATTTGACTTGCCCCAGTTATTAAGAAAAACAATCGAAGACCCAGCGGATATGGAACAAACAGAGTTTCATCATACAATATACGAAGTTACAGGAGATGTACAAGATTTAGCAAAAGTTAAAAATACAGACCTTCTTGATAAAAAAGTAGTACGTAGAGAAGTTGATGCACGATTAGATTTAAGCGGAGACTTATCAATGAGTGATGAGTTAGTCAAGTATCTACAAGAGATACTTTCACTTGATGATGAGAAAACTAGACAAATTATAGGAGTATTTAATGATTATTCTTCAGAAGCTGAAGTGGGATAATTGCTTCTCATACGGAGAAGGAAATGAGTTGAATTTATCAGATGCAACTCTAACCCAATTAGTCGGAACAAACGGCGTAGGTAAATCTTCCATACCTTTGATTTTGGAAGAAGTGTTATTTAACAAGAACAGCAAAAATGTTAAAAAGGCGGATATAGCAAATAGATATGTTAACAAGGGTTATGATATTAGTCTCGACTTTACTGTCGATAGTAGCTTATATAGTATTGCTGTTAGTAGGCGTACTAACCTCAAATGTAAGTTAACAAAAGATGGCGAGGATATAAGTTCTCACACAGCATCAAACACTTACAAAACACTCGGAGAAATACTGGGTATTGATTTTAAGACGTTTTCACAATTAGTGTATCAGAATACTAATGCTTCATTACAGTTCTTAACAGCAACGGATACGAACCGTAAAAAGTTCTTAATTGACTTGCTAAAGTTAGATGATTATGTTTCTTACTTTGAAGTATTTAAAGAAGCTGTGCGAGAAATATCAGGGTCAGTTGTATCAGAGGAAGCCAAAATTGCAACTATTCAAAAATGGTTAACAGACAATATTCTCGAAGATAGTTCCATACTTGAAAAGAAAATTCTACCACAAATTTGTGAAAAAGACGAAGAATCTTTGCGTTCTTTACAAGTAGAGTTTGAAAATATCTCCGAAAAGAATAAAAATATAAATCTTAATGAAAATCGTAAAGAGCAGTTAGAATCAATAGATTTGCATGAAGCAAAAAGATTGTTAAATGAAAACCCACAATTGATAGATACTAAGTTTAAATTAGAATGTCTAGGGACATGGCGTGCTGAAAAGATGCACGAAGAACAAATGCTCAAGAAATACGAAGCCCTAGCGGGTATGGAAAACATGGAGTGTCCCACTTGTGAGGGGGAAATTGATATCAAGTTCGTAAACAAAATGATATCTGAACATAGTAAAAGAATAGCTTATACAGATGAACAAGCAGCTAAAGATAGGCAGGCATTGAAAGAGGCAGAAGAAAAGAATGAGATACATAGGAAATCAACAAAAGAAATCCAAACTTGGGAGACTCTCTACAGGGACATTGATAAAAAGCTCCCAACAAAAGTCCTCGATGCAGACAAGCTCCAAGAACAAATTATGGAGCTTCGTGAAAAGATTAGTACCTCTAGGGAAAATCTTCAAGAGGTAATTACATACAATGAACAGATTGAAAGACATAACACAAGAATTGGAATTATTCTTGAACAAACGGGACAATTTGAGGCAGACCTTAGTATCAGCGAGTCTAAACTTAAGAGTGCAGAAAGCAAACTGGCGATACTTGAAACACTTAAAAAAGCGTTCTCAACAAACGGACTTCTTGCATATAAGATAGAGTCCCTGGTAAAAGAGTTAGAAATTCTTACAAACGAATATCTAGCAGAGTTTAGCGATGGCAGATTCGCCATCAATTTTGTAGTGGAGAATGATAAATTAAATGTGGAAGTCTCAGATAATGGCAATATTATTGACATTCTTGCTCTTTCTAGCGGCGAGTTAGCTAGAGTAAATATTGCAACATTAGTATCGATTAGAAAGTTAATGACTTCGATTAGTAGAAGTCAAATAAATGTTCTTTTCCTTGACGAAGTAAACCAAGCTTTAGATGAAGTTGGAAAAGAAAAAGTAGTGGAAGTATTATTAAAAGAAGAAACTTTAAATACTTATATGGTTTCACATGGTTGGACACACCCATTACTAGAGAAAATTGAAATAACAAAAGAGGATAATATTAGTTATCTTGAATAGCAACACAAAAGTATATCTTGACACGAACTTAAAAAAGTGTTATAATATATGTCTTATGGAGAAGAAATGAAAGTAGAAATTTATAGCATACCAAACTGTACTTATTGTAAGAAAGCTAAGTTCTTAGCTGACCATGTAGATGAAGTAACAGAGGTATCATACAAAATGATTGGAAAAGATTTTTCTGCGTCTGACGTTAGAGATAAGTTTCCTGGTGCTAGAACATTTCCACAAATACTAGTAGACGATAAGCATATCGGTGGCTATGTAGAACTGGAGAAGTTAATTGGTTAATGGTAGAAGAAAAGGACATGACGCAGAAATAAAAGCTGCCGCCATGTTAGAAAGATATACAGGACAAACTTTTATACAAACACCTGGCTCGGGTAGTGGTAAGATTAAAGGTGACTTGATGGTAGAACATAAAAAGAATCTATTTACAATAGAGATTAAGTTCTATCGTGATATGGCATTTAATCATAAAATATTTACACAAAAGAGCAATACCTTTGTAAAGTGGTGGTCTAAATTAGTAAAACAAGCGGAACAAATGAATCAAGAACCCTTGTTAATATTTAAAGAGAATCACTCACAATGGTACGTGGCAACGACAAGAAAGCCATGTTACAAAAAACATATGTACATAAACTGGCTAGGGTGTTATATCACGTTAGCTGAAAAATTTTTAGAAACTCAAGAAATGGAATTTACAAATGGCGATACAATTTATGAACCATGGAAAGCCGACCCCGAATGGGAACTTGTTGATTGTTGATGGACTCAATCTAGCTTTTCGATGGAAACACCAAGGTACTACAGACTTCGAACATGAATATGTAAGAACTGTACAATCTTTGGCAAAGTCCTATAACTGTGGAGAGATAGTCGTATTAGGCGATGGCGGTAGTAATTATCGTAAAGAAATCTATCCAGAGTACAAAGCAAATCGTAAAGAACGATATGCTGAACAAACCCCTAAAGAAGAAGAAGAATTTAAAAAGTTCCTAGAAGAGTTTGGAACAACGATGAATACTTTAAAGTATAAGGGGTATCTTACGCTCAAATATGCGGGCGTAGAAGCTGATGATATTGCAGCTCTTATCTGTCAAAACAGACAAGAGTTAGGTCTCGACGAGATTTGGATGATATCATCAGACAGAGACTGGGATTTACTAGTCGATAGTAACATAAGTAGATTTTCTACAGTTACTAGAAAAGAAACAACACTCCTAAACTGGGACGAGCATTATGACTTTGACCCTGAGTACTTTTTAACATATAAGTGCTTAACTGGAGATAAAGGAGATAACGTTCCTGGTGTTGATGGAATCGGGCCTAAGAGAGCCACACAGATTATACAACAGTATGGAGATATCTTTGATATTATGGCGAGTTTGCCAATGGAAGGAAAGTACAAATTCATTCAGAACTTAAATGAGTTCGGAAGTGAAGGACTAGAGATTGGTTTAAAACTCATGGACTTAACTTATGACGTAGACGGAGCTGTCTTAGGTCATTCACAAGAAATTATAGGATTAGTAAAAGATTATGTCAGTAAAAATTGATTTTAGTAAAGATAAACTTTTAGATGATTTTGCACATGCAACTCTAAAAGATAGATATATGGTAGGTGATGAAACTTCACCACAAGAAGCTTTTGCCCGTGCTGCAATGGCTTTTGCAGATGATGATGCACATGCACAAAGATTATATGACTATGTAAGTAACTTATGGTTTATGTTCGCTACTCCTTTATTGTCCAATGGTGGTACTCGAAGAGGACTGCCTATAAGTTGTTTTTTAAATTATGTAGATGATAGCAGAGAAGGTATTACAGACCATTTTGTAGAAAATGCTTTTCTATCATCTTTTGGTGGGGGTATTGGTGGTACTTGGAGTGATGTTCGTTCGTCTGGAACAAAAACATCTAAAGGCTCAGAAAGTACTGGAGTTATCCATTTTGTAAAAGTTGTAGATTCTGAAATGTTGGCATTTAGCCAAGGAGTAACTAGACGGGGTAGTTATGCATCGTATCTACATATGTCACACCCCGAGATAGAGGAATTTTTAGATGTTCGTAAACCAACTGGTGGAGACACTAATCGCAAGTGCCTTAATCTTCATCACGCTATTGTTATACCAGATGATTTCATGGAACTCATACATAGTGCTACCAAGCTTGATAATTTCGATGATAGTTGGCCTCTTGTTGACCCTCATACCGGAAGAGTTGTAAAAACCGTAAGTGCTAGAGCTTTATGGGTTAAGATTCTTCAAAATAGAATGGAAACAGGTGAGCCTTATCTTATGTTTGAAGATGCGGTAAATAATGAATTACCAGACTTTCAAAAAAGAAAAGGATTAAGAGTACACCATAGTAATTTATGTAGTGAAATTACTCTTGCCACTGACGAAGAGAGAACAGCAGTATGTTGTCTTTCTAGTGTAAACTTAGAGTATTACGACGAGTGGAAAGAAGTTCCTGCATTTATTCCTGACTTAGTAAGAATGTTGGATAATGTATTAGAATATTTTATCAATAATGCACCTGAACAGTTAGAAAAAGCTAAGTTTAGTGCTTACAGGGAGAGAAGCATTGGGCTTGGCGCTATGGGCTTTCATGCGTACTTACAAAAGAATGGAGTACCCTTTGAAAGTGCAATGGCAGGTGGTACAAATTTAGAAATGTTTGCACACATAAAAAGTGCTGCAGACAAAGAAACTAGAAAACTAGCAGCAGAAAGAGGTGCTTGTCCTGATGATGATTCTTGCACAGTAAGAAATGCTCATCTATTAGCGATTGCTCCTAACGCTAGTTCTAGTATTATTTGTGGTAACACAAGTCCAAGTATTGAGCCATATAGAGCCAATGCTTATACACAAAAAACAAAAACAGGAAGTAACTTAGTAAAAAATAAATTCTTAGATGCAATCATCAAAGAAAAAGTTACTCCAGAACTGTATAATGAAACATGGTCTAGTATAGTTGCGAACAAAGGAAGTGTTCAGCATTTAGATATTCTAGATGAGTGGGAGAAAGATGTATTCAAAACAGCAGTAGAAATTAATCAGTCGTGGGTAGTAGAACACGCTAGTATGAGGCAAGAATTTATTTGTCAGTCTCAAAGTGTAAATCTATTCTTCCCGCCTGATGTAAATAAAGGGGATTTGCATAATGTTCATATGTTAGCATGGGCAAAGAACCTAAAAACATTATATTACCTAAGAAGTGAAGCAATCAGTAGAGCTGACAATGTTACTTCTCAGGCTAAAAGAGAGATAATTTTTGAGCAATCAGATTGTCTAAGTTGCGAGGGATAAATGAGCAAACTATTAGAAGAAAGAGATTATTATAAACCTTTCGATTATCCTTGGGCATTTGAGTTTTATAAAAAACAACAACAAATGCATTGGCTACCTGAAGAAGTAGCACTCCAAGATGATATCAAAGATTATAGTCAAAAACTATCAGAAGGCGAAAGAAAACTTATAGATAACATATTTAAGTTTTTTACACAAGCCGATGTAGATGTATGTTGTGGATATGCAAAGCATTATCTCCCAACATTTAAAGTACCAGAGATAAGAATGATGTTAGTAAGTTATGCTGCTATGGAAGCAGTACACCAAGAAGCATATTCTTTATTACTGGAGACACTAGGAAAGTCAGACGACCAATACACAGAATTTTTTGAAATACAAGCTATGTCAGAAAAGCATGAGTATTTAACTGATTTTAATATGTCAACCCCACACGAGATTGCAAAGACAATGGCAGTCTATAGTGGTTTTACAGAAGGAGTACAACTATTTAGTAGTTTTGCTATCCTTTTAAACTATCCAAGACATAATCTTATGAAAGGTATGGGGCAGATAGTAACATGGTCTATAAGAGACGAGTCACTTCACGTTGAAGGATTATCAAAACTCTTTAGGACTTTTATTGCAGAAAATCCAGATATATGGACAGATAAACTAAAATATGAGATATACTGTGCGGCAGAACGCGTTGTTGAATTAGAAGATAAATTTATTGATGTTTGTTTTGATAAAGCAGATATTGAAGATTTAACAGCTAAGGAAGTAAAAGAGTATATTCGTTATATTGCAGATAGAAGATTACTAGGACTAGGGATGAAAGCAATATTCCATAGTACTGAAAATCCTCTTCCATGGATTGATATGCAAATTAATGCAGTTGAGCATACCAACTTTTTTGAAAACCGTGCTACCGAGTATGCTAAGGCTAGTACACAAGGCAATTGGCAGGATGTATTTAAATAATGAATAATTTACCAGAGTCCATAGAAATCGATGGTGTAACGTATTATACTGATGATATGGCAGAAAACCAAAGGCTTATTCTACTAGCTATAAGTCAATGTGATGTAGAGTTAGATAGAGCAAAGCATATGATGGCTATTTGCCAAACAGCGAGACAAGCATATATAAATGATTTAGGTACACAGCTTAAAGAAGATGCAAAAGAATCTTAGATTTTATATATTAGTAACGCATACTTTACACAAGGTTAAAAGACACTTTTCTTACTCAGGAATACAGCCTAAGGAAGCTATAGTAGTTATTAATACTACTAATGATGTTTTCTATAAACAATGTAGTAACTGGTGTGAATCGCAAGGCATACCATGGATTCGTACAGAATCTGATGGTACACCTGCGACTGGAAAGAATAGTGTCTTGGACTTGTTTTTAAAAAGTAAAGATGATTACATGATAGCTATAGACGGTGATGATTATCTCACTAAATATGGCTATGCTTATTATAAAAACGTTGTAAATCAAGATAACACTCCTGATAGTTTATGTCTATATAAACAACAATCTCAACTAATCACTATTTTTGGTCAAAGAATATGGATTAATCTTATGGGACTCCCCACAGATTTAGATACTGAAATGCATATACGTAGAAGTCATTTAATGGGCGAAGTATACGCACATCATTTAAAAGACTACTATGAAGATAAGTATGGGGACTTAGAGTTATATGTAAAAGATTGCTTAAAACATACAAAAGAAAATTTATATTATGTGTATAAATATTACGAAAGATATAATATATACGAAAACCAATTTGCAGAATCTCATTGTAGACCTGTATTATTTTCTAAAGCAGCAGCCAAAGAGTGTCACTTCCCTAGTAATGTACCTGTAGGCGAAGATACAATAGTATACTTACAACTTAAAAATGCACATTTTCAAGGAAGAATACAAACTGAATTAGTAGATGAACTAAGGGGCGAAATGACTTATCTATATGACTGTATAAAAGCTGATGGAGATGAGTTAGGTGCTATGTTAGGCATTACTCTTAATCAAACAGATTACACTTGGGTACGTTTAATAAATATAAAATTAAAAGAGATGGAACAAAAAGGAGAGTTACATGCTATTCCGCTACCTGAAAATAATTGTTTACCGAGTAAGTGGGAAAAAGATAACATAATACCTGCAAGACCCCAATTCCCTCTTGATTTTGAATTACGAAAATGGGATGAAAGGTGGGAAGACAAACCTCAATATGATAGACCAAGTGATAAAGCGATAGAAATAATAGAAAATATAAGAATGTGTGAGCATTACTCTTCTACAGAATCTGCTGTAGTATTACAAGCGATAGAACAACAAAAAGAAAATAAAAAAGAATTATTAAAAGCTCTAGGCGCAAATCCTGGTGCTATGGTCAAATTTCCTAAAGGATATTTTAAAAACTCTAGACCTTACTTTCACCACGCTACTCCACAAGAAATAGCACAACACTATCCAAAATCATGAAAATATTTATAGGTTACGAATCTACATATCCAGAAATGTTTGAGGTGTGCAAAAAGAGCATACTTCGTTACAATTCTAATCATGAAATCATACCACTCAAAAAATCGGAAATATCGGAATATACTCGTCCATTTCAGAACGAGAGTACTGAATTTGCTTTTACTCGTTTCTTAGTACCACAGCTCTGTGACTATGAAGGGAAAGCTTTATTCTGTGATGGAGATTTCTTATGGCTCTGTGACCCTGAAGAAGTTATGAATTATTTTTCCGATGAACATACAGTTCATGTAGTAAAACATCCTAATTTTCTTGTCAAAACGAAAAAAATGATAAGTAAGAAAAATCATAATTATCCTAGAAAATACTGGTCTAGTCTTATGCTTTTTAATAATCCTAAGTGTAAAGAACTCACTTATGATTATGTAAACCAAGCCCCAGCGGGTGCATTGCATGAGTTACGATGGGCAGACAGTATAGGAGACCTTCCTGCGCAGTTCAATGCCATGGTAAATTACTATAAATTTACACAACCAAAAGCACTACATTTTACAGATGGCGGTCCTTGGTTAAATATAAACGATAGCTCGGAGTACACAGCAAAATGGGTAAAACTTTACAGAACTTAACAGAAAATAAAAATATTATACTTGTGGGAAATTCAGTAGAAATGTTGGAGTATGAGTATGGGGAATACATAGAAAAGTTTGATACAATCGTACGATTTGGAAATGGTATACCTGATAAACACCCTAAGAATATGGGCACTCGCACAGACATTTGGATTACAGGGTGGCTTCGTATGATTAAACACAAGCATTTTCCAACCGCGTATAAATTATTCAATCGTTGCAGAATACACTTGGATATAAAACCTAAAGAAATGAATCCTGAGTTTGAATATGAAACTATGTTTGATGATGATGAATTAAAAAATATTTATAAAATGGTAGGGGCAAAGAATAATGTGAAAATGGGAAACAGACCGAGTGCAGGTTTCTTGGGTATATTATTTTTTCTAACCAAAACCAATCCTAAGTCAATTACTCTAATTGGCTTTGACTTCTTTTCTAAAAAATTACCTTTTAAAAGTGGCAATGATTACCCTGCAAGTTGGCATCTACCACATAATTCACAAGAAGCTAGTCCACATAATAATATGGAAAAACCACTTGTGCAAAAATGGGCAAAAGAAGGTAAGTTGAAATGGAAAATTTTATCTGACTTAAACGAAGAGTTTTTAGATTTTTCCTAGTTTATATCCGACTTCAATTAATTTTCTTGATACTTGTTTTTGTTTATTTGATTTAAATAATAAAAGTTCATTCAGTCTAGCATTTCTTAAATTTACAGGTATGTTCGGTATCTGTGCAGTCCACAAATCCCAAGGTATTCCTAGTTGTACTCCTGCAGGTAAGTACTCATATTTTTTAGCTAACCACTCTGGTTTTACATGAACGCTAAAAGCTTTTCTCATAATTACATTGTGGTTAATAAAATCTTTTGTATTTAGTGCTTCATAAGTAAGAAGTTTATCGTTTTTACCATTTACATAAACTGGCATTGCTTTTCCTCTGAAGTGAAACTTCTCAAAGAAAGACTGATTCCAACTACCCATAACTCTTCTGTCTATATAATGTGGGTAAAGTACAGGACTGATTCTATTAGTCTGAGCTCTTGCAAATAATCTTTTTTCATTAAAAGTAACCATTTTATCCCAATTTATAATAAAGAACTGGGGGTCAATCATACCTTTAGTTACGGTTTCTTTTCTACCTACATGCTCTTCCTCAAACATTTGACTTTTCCAACCTAAAATATCGTAGTACTTTTTATATGTAGGATGGTCTTTGTAAACATGATTATGGCTATATAACACAAATTTATCGTCAAAGTATTCATCATCAGGTAATTCGTTTTTCCAATTATTTCTTAAGAATACTCTTGCACCACCTGCATACATAACTCTTTTGTTTAGTCCGCCTTTATCTTTCCAATACTCTTTTAAGTATCTCATAGCTCTAGCTTGTTCTTCGCCTTTCCAGAAACTTTGGTATACCTTTACGTTTTCTATATTACTTACTACCCACTCTACTATACTTTTGTCCCAATCATCTTCGTGAATAAATAAGTGCAAGCGAAAGTCCTCGTCCTTCTCAATCAGAGAAGCGAGTGTAAATAAACTAAAGTTTTTTATGTATGTATGTACTATCTCAATCATCTTGTTTCTTATATTCCCAAAAATTATTTATAAACCTTTCAAGTCTTTCTTCTGCATCGTCATCAAAATCAAATATTATTCCTGAGTTCTTTGCAGATAGAATCTTACGTATAGTATGCGAGGCTTTTGTTCCAGATACTGCATGGTAAATGCTTTCGTATGTTAATAAATTCTTTTCTCTTTCTTTTTTAGTATGACTTATCATACCAAGTTTTTTGTTTAATAATAATGCTACTATGCCCATTTCACTATTTGGCATTGTAGCAACTTCTTTACAGTTATATAAAATTTCATGCCCACTTTGTTTTTTATTTAATACTTTATCTGCTCCAAAATCTTTTTTGAATTTAGCCATATAAAGTGCATTAGTGATAGGATGTGGTTTTATTACATAACCTTGTTTTATGTATTCTCTCATTCTACCCCAATGTATAACTCTATCTTTACATATTAAATTACTACCTGGTGGAAAAATTACTTTATCATAATGTTCTTGTGTTTGTGCTAAAATGTATTTATCTTCTATACAATTTAGTATTTTTTCTATTCTTTCTTCGTCAATTTCTATATCTGACTTAGCAATAGATACCATTAACTTATCGTTAATTTTTATAGAATTTGTTTTTACATAAATTCCTCTACCTAAAAAATCTGTGTATAACCACTTTCGTATTGTGAATAATTCATTTGTGTTAAACCAAACGTCATATTCAAATCTAACACCTTCTCTCCAATCTGGTATTACTCTTTCTTTAAACTTTAGTAATGCATCTCTTTGATGGTCAGGTCTATAACAAGAACCTGATTTCATAAAGTGAGTAACCTTATCTCCAAGACTTTCGTTACTTGCCATAGGAAGTAATTTATCTTTTTTAACTGGACTTTTATTTATTTTTAGTTCCATTCTTTAACTCAAATAATTGTGTTTCTATATTTTTTAGTCTATCTTCTTGTTCGACTATTGTGTCCATTAGTGCTACAACGATGCTTTCTAGTTTATCGTTGACATACTTGGGGGTTATATCTTTGTCTTTTAGTTTCATTTATTCTGTCCATGTTGAACCGTCCCAGTAACTTGCACTAAAGTCGTTTATACTTGCGACTTCCGTGTCAAAGATTGTACCCGCCTGAGACGCTGTTATTCTTTCAAATACTGTGGTACTCGTATTAAATGTAGTTGTGGTAATGTGGTCAGTATCTCTAGTAGTTTCTGTTATATTACCTGTGGCAAATGTTGTAGTTGTTGTTTTGCCTGTTTCAAATTCTGTTGTTCTAGTAGTTTCAAAAGTAGTAGTTGTGTTATACGCTGTAGACTTAGATGTCGTTGTAGACCTATCTGTCTCAAATGTAGATACTGTACTTCTGCTTGATGCCGTATCTCTTGCAGTAAGTGTTGCTCTAGCAGTATTAAATGTACTTGTAGTTGCTCTACTAGATTGTGTAGCTCTAGAGGTTAATGTTCCTAGAGTTGTAGCATATACTGTTGTTGTATCTCTACTTGTAGTTGTTCCTCTTGCTGTATTAAACGTAGTAGTAGTTGCTCTAGAAGTTCCTGTTACTCTTTGTGAACTTCTACTTGTTAAGTACGCTGTTTCATATGCAGTGCTTCTTGATGTATTTGTATTTCTTGTAGTTCCAAACGAAGTATTATCTACATATGCAGTTGTTCTTGAAGTTTCTGTTCCTCTACTTGTATTTGTGCTTCTACTTGTATTTGTGCTTCTACTTGTTGTAAATACTGTATTATCTACATATGCTGTTGTATAGTTTGTATTTACTAAGAATACAGTAGTAAAATTGGTGCTATCAACATATGCAGTTGTTCTAGTCGTATTTGTGTTTCTAGTAGTTGTGAATACTGTATTATCTACATATGCAGTTGTTCTTGATGTCTGTGTAGTTCTAGAAGTATTTGTAGATTGCGTAGTTGTATAAGCTGTTTCGTTTGTAAATCCTGTATTATCTACATACGCTGTTGTAAATGAAGTGTTATCTACGTATGCTGTTGTTCTGCTTGTATTTGTACTTCTTGTTGTAGAGAATGATGTATTATCTACATATGCTGTTGAGAAACTTGTATTATCTACATATGCTGTTGTTCTGCTCGTATTTGTACTTCTTGTAGTTCCAAACGAAGTATTATCTACATATGCTGTTGAGAAACTTGTGTTATCTACATATGCTGTTGTTCTACTTGTATTTGTATTTCGCGTAGTTGCAAACGCAGTATTATCTACATATGCTGTTGAGAAACTTGTGTTATAACTTGTGTTATTTGTAAATCCTGTATTTCTACTTGTGTTTGTAGCCTGTGTAGTATTATACGCAGTAGAGTTTGTAAATCCTGTATTTCTACTTGTGTTTGTAGCCTGTGTAGTATTATATGAAGTAGAGTTTGTAAATGATGTATTTCTACTTGTGTTTGTTGCTTGCGTAGTAGTTCTAGATGTATTTGTGTTTCTAGATGTATTTGTGTTTCTAGATGTATTTGTTGCCTGTGTAGTATTATACGCAGTATTTCTAGAAGTATTTGTATTTCTACTTGTGTTTGTAGCTTGAGAAGTATTATACGCAGTATTAAAAGAAGTGTTATTACTAAATCCTGTACTTCTAGTTGTGTTATACGAAGTATTACGCGCTCCAGTTGCTCTAGTTGTATTTACCTGTCTAAATGCTGAAGATGCTGAAGTACCTGTTCTTCTTTGATAAGTTCCAGAATATCCACTGTTAGTTCCACCACCCCAGTTTGAGTAATAGTTTCCGCCACTAGACCAATATACTGTAGTAATTCTGTTGTAATAATAAGTTAGATATGTAGTAGAATCTGTAGTTGACCTTGTAGTTCCATAAGAAGTATTTCTACTTGTATTTGTAGCTCTAATTGTACCTCTACTTGTTCCAAAAGATGTGTTGTCTACGTATGCTGTACTGTTTGTAAATCCTGTACCTCTTGTTGTTCCAAATGAAGTATTATCTACATATGCTGTACTATTTGTAAATGAAGTAGAGTTTGTAAATGATGTGCCAAACGAAGTATTATCTACATATGCTGTGCCTCTACTTGTATTTGTATTTCTTGTAGTTCCAAACGAAGTATTATCTACATATGCTGTGCCTCTACTGGTATTAGTATTTCTGCTTGTACCAAATGAAGTGTTGTCTACATACGCTGTGCTTCTACTTGTATTTGTACTTCTTGTTGTACTTCTTGTAGTATTTCTAGAAGTATTTGTAGCCTGAGTAGTTGTATAAGAAGTAGAGTTTGTAAATCCTGTACTTCTTGATGTATTTGTAGATTGTGTAGTTGTTCTACTTGTATTTGTTGCTTGTGTTGTTGTATAAGCTGTATTGTTTGTAAATCCTGTACTTCTACTTGTATTTGTTGACTGTGTAGTTGTTCTACTTGTATTTGTTGATTGAGTAGTTGTATAAGCTGTATTGTTTGTAAATGACGTACTTCTACTTGTATTTGTTGACTGTGTAGTTGTTCTACTTGTATTTGTACTTCTGCTCGTATTTGTATTTCTTGTTGTACCAAATGAAGTGTTGTCTACGTAAGCTGTTGCTGTTCCATATACTGTAGTTCTACTTGTATTTGTTGATTGAGTAGTTGCATACTGTGTAGAATTTGTAAATCCTGTATCTCTTGATGTATTTGTATTTCTGCTTGTAGTTACACTTGTATTAGAAGCTCTAGAAGTTGTTCTACTTGTATTTGTAGATTGTGTTGTGTCATAACTTGTATTGTTTGTAAATCCTGTGTTATCTACATAAGCTGTTGCAGTATTATATACAGTAGTTCTAGAGGTGTTTGTAGCTTGGGTTGTTGTATAAGCAGTCTGATTTGTAAATCCTGTAGACCTTGAAGTACCAATTACAGTATCAAAACTCGTAACATATGTTGTGGTTGTATTGTAGTTGGTAGTTGTACTTTTTGTTGTATTGAAAGTAGTTGTTGTTGTATACGTTGTAGTAGTATCGCGACTTGTATTAAATACTGTTGTAGTTGTATACGTTGTTGTAGTATTAAATACTGTTGTAGTACCTTGTGTTGTTGTAAAGGTAGTTGTAGTATTAAATGCTGTGGTAGTTGTAAATAGAGTTGTAGTTGTAGTAGTTGTATTAAACGTTGTTGTTGTATTGTGAGTTGTACTTCTACTTGTATTTGTAGCTCTATCAGTATCAAATGTTGTTACTCTGTCAGTATTATATGTTGTAGTAGTATCACGAGCAGTATCAAATCCAGTAGTCGTATTAAACGCTGTTACTTGTATACCTGATATTGTAGTTCTAGCTGTTGCTGTATTTCTTGAAGTTTCGTGAACAACAGAGAATGGCCCTTCTAGAGAGTTTGCATCGTTTACGTATACTTCATTAACCCTTCGTATTGTGCCACCATCGTTGACTGCAAGAAAGGATATTTGACGTAGTGTACCACTGTCATTAACATATATTGCCATTTTTTAACTCGAATAAACAAACCATACATGACCGTCACTCGTTCCTGAAGTATTTGTCGGCGCTGTAGTTGTAATTGTAAAAGGTAATCTAGCTTTTCCAATAGTACCAGAGCCAATTTTTCCTGATGCAACTGACCCTTGATAGTTTCTACCAGAGTCTACTACTTGTGTTCCGTCAATCTTGATACCTGCGTCTTCGATGTTAAAATCTAATTTTTGTCCCATTTTATACCTCTATTGTTGTTCTTATGAACTTGTATGCCATTGTGTCTCCACTTGCTGGCGTTACTCTTAATCTTACGTTACCTGCATTTACATCTGCGTCAAATGTTGCTTGTGCTCCATTGTCAAAGATAGATGCGTACTGTGTTAAGTATACATCTGACCCATCATGGAATAAAAATATTTCTAATGCTTGGTAATCTGAATCTGTTGTGTTTTTAATTTGTACTACATACTTAGCAGTTCTAAATACAGTAGTTGAGAAACTATCTAGTGTAAATACTGTAGTTGCGGATGAACTTCCTGTACCTACATCCATACCAGCTACTTCATCTATGTGAAGTTTTTGTGGTGGTGCTGTATCTTGTATACCTAAACTTCCACCTATTACTGCAGTATCACTTGTTCCATTACCTAAAGTTGCAGTTCCTGAGAAAGTAACTGCACCTGTCATAGTTTTACCACCTAAAGCTGATTGTGCTAGTTGTGTAGATGTTACTGCATTAGTTGCAATCTCACTTGACCCAACAGCGTTTGCTGCTATTTTACTGGAGTCTATAGCATTGTCTTGAATTTTTGCAGTTGCTACTGAATTACCCGCTAATTGTGCTGTATTAATTAAAGCATCTTGTATAAAGTTAACACTATTAATTGCATTTGCAGCTAGTTGTGTTGCTGTGATAGAAGCGTCTGGTATCTTAGCGGAAGTAATAGCATTGTCAGCTATTTCTGCTGTTGTAATTGTACCATTTGGAATCTTAGCACCTGTCACAGAGTTCGCGGCTAATTTACCTACTGTTACTGCTCCTGTACCTATCTGCTCTTCTGTTACTGCACCTGAAGCTATCTTGTTTACTGTTACGGAATTAGAACCCAGTTTTGCTTCTATTACAGAGCCAGTTGCTAAATGAATAGCATCTATGCTTCCTGTTACTAATTCTGCTGAATCAACAGAGTTAGAAGCAATATGTCTAGCTAGTACAGCGTCTGTTGCAAGTTTAGTAGCATCTATTGAGTTGTCAGCCATATTGCCTGTAGCAATAGTGTTGGCTGCTATTTTTCCTGTTGTGACCGAGGCGTCTGCTAAATGCTCGTTATCTATACTTCCTGCAACATAATGTTCTGAATTTATAACATCATCTGCTATTTTTGTGCCGTCTACTATATCTGCGGCTAAATGTATTCTGTCTATGCTTCCTGTGACAAGTTCTGAACTGTCTACAGAGTTTGCGGCAAGTTCTGAAGAGCCTACTGCATTAGCTACTATTTTTGCTGCAGTTACTGAGTTTACTGCTAACTTACCTTCTGTTACTTGTCCATTCCCTAAGTGTATAGTGTCAATACTACCTGATACTAATTCACTTGAATCTACTGAGTTAGTGGCAAGTTCTGAAGGACCTACTGCATTAGCTGCGATATGTGATGCATCGATAACATCTGTTCCTATTTTACTTGCTGTTACAGAGTTAGTTGCTAGTTCGCTTGAAGCTACTTGTCCTGCTCCAATTTTTCCTGCAGTAACAGAGTTAGGGGCTAAATGTATTGCATCTATACTACCTGTAACTAAT